GTATCCATACGGAAAAGGCGAAAGCTATATAGCACACATTCCAGCGGATACAAACGTGCAGGATATTTCTGTTTACAGTGGAGTTGAAACATTTCCAGTCGTAACAGCCACGTTTTTGGAAGATACGCCAGCATTTGCAATCGCATGTGGCGAAAAATACTTGCAGTTAGGAAATTTTCAAACAGTGGAAACTACGCCCGTACCACGTGAACAATTAATTTTCTTTGAAGCGTGCGAATCGCTAACTGGATGGACAGCGTTGAATGGAACATTTGAGGAAATTGCATTAACTGGTCAGATTAACTCAAATGGTTATTCATTTAGCCTACTCAATGTCGGTGAAGGTTCTGCATGGCATGGGGCAGCATTAGCTAAAGGATTATCTGAACCAGTTCAAGACTTTGTGTTTCAAGCAAAAGTTCAACATCGATCGACTGGCTCTAATCTTGAAAAGCAAATTGGGAAAATAGATATTTATTTCCGCAACGTAGCCGGTGAGTCAATTGCAAAACTAACATTAAAAGATGATACTCCTACAGCCTATTTAAATAATGCACAGGCTGGACTGGGCTATTACGGAAGAAGAGATATTATTTTCGATCGAAAAGTGAAAAACTTAAATGACTTTGATGGTTTGATTCGTATGAGAAGAGAAGGGAAAGCCATCAATGTTTATTTTGGTCAAATTCGCAATGGCAAAGAAGAATGGTCTACTTCCACTCGTATTATTGATTCAAAAAATGAATTCACCGATAAGATAGCATCCATTGTCATTGCTTTATCAGTTCATGGAACAAGTCCTGCAAGCACAATGTACATTGAGGATTTGAAACTTTGGAAAATTAATCAATTAGATGAAGATACGAACGTTGATCAAGTGTTTCATGCTGGTGATGTTCTTACAATCGACATGGAAAAGGGAAGTATATATTTGAATAGTGTAAACGCCATTCAATATATGGTTCCTGGTTCACAATTTTTCGGATTACAACCGGGTATAGAAACAATTGGAGTAATACCAGCTGGTGCTGTTGAAGTTGATATTCAGTATGACAGCAGGTATTTGTAGGTGGTGAAAATGAGCAATAGCATGATTTATATAATTGATTTTGATGGTAAAGTACAGGGAGTTCTTTCAAATGACCTCCCTTCTTCTATACCTTTTTGGGATGACATGTATTTAGAGAATATAGAAGACGCTCAATCAACATATGAATTTAAGTGCCCTGCACAAGGAACTGAATCAATCAAAATCGAAAACTATGTAGCCATTCAAGACTTGGATGGACAAATGGTGCTATTTAAAATTCGAGAAATCCAGACCTTTCATGATACGGATGGCAAGTTATATAAACAAGTTTACGCTGAAAATGCAGCATTAGAATTGTTAAAAACAATTGTCCGCCCTCGTTCATTCAGCGGTGCAACTGCTGAACAAGTTTTAAATGATATTTTACAAGGTACTTTATGGAATCCAGGAACCGTTGAAATAACCGATGTGAATAATATTGAATTTACGGACTACATTACCGCAATTGAAGCCATTCAAAATATAAAGGATACGTATGGTGGAGAAATAAGGTATAGGATCGAGCTTAATGGTGGGCAAATTTATAAACGGAATGTTGATATTTTGCAACACCGTGGTCAATATACAGGAAAACGATTCACATATAGCAAAGATATTAAATCTATTACTAGAACAGAAGATACAAGTGAACTTTATACTGCTGTCATTGGATTGGGGAAAGCCGATGAAAATGGAGTTGTACCAACTATTAAAGATGTAACAGGTACATTCACAAATAAAAATGGCACTACCGTTACTAAATACGCAGGGCAAGATTATATTGGTGACCCCGATGCATTGGCAAGATGGTCTGACGATGGACAGCACCTTATGGGTGTTTTAAAAACAGAAGAAACCGTTCCATTTGTGATTTTACAAAAGGCTTGGGATTACTTACAACAGCACACTGAACCGAAACTGTCATATGAAGTAGATGTTGCACTACTGGAACAAATTGCGGGATATGAGCATGAGAAAGCGAGAATTGGCGATACGGTTATTGTTGAGGATTTATCGTTTGAACCAGCCTTAGTTTTAGAAGCCCGTATCGTGGAAATGGGTATTAGCCTTGCAGATCCCAATCAAAACTATGTGAAGCTTTCAAACTTTGTTGAATTACAGATTACAGTTGAACAACAAGTGCAAGGCTTACTTGATTATATAAGACAAAGAGAAGAAATGTGGAACAATGAACAAAGTATTTATAAAGGCGATACTCCACCACCGAATCCACGCGAAGGTCAGTTATGGCTGGACACATCAACAGAGCCAAATGTTTTAAAACGATGGAACGGTAAAACTTGGATTAACGCGACTCCAACCCAACCGATCGATATAGGAGCAGAAGATCCGAAGCATAGTCAAGATAAAGCTGACATTGCGGCATTACAAACAGAAAAAAATCTTGTACTTAGTGAAAGGGCAAAGTTTAATTATCAAGTTGCTAGATTATTAGAACAAGAGTTTAAAACGCCAAGCATTAAAGATGAATTGATTGCAGCCAAAAATAATTATGACGAAAAATGCGATCAGTTTTTAGAAGCAATAAATAAAGCGATCACGATAGATTTTAATAATGCTAAAAGGACTGCTGCAACGTTAGCCCGTACAAGTGCGTTAAACGTTATAAATGATGAAAAAAGGGCAATGGTGGATGCAGCAAGGATTGAATATCAAGCAGCTGTAGAGCGGCTTTCCAATGCAATCGAAGCAGCAGAGAAAGATGTTGGTGATCAACAAGATGCAAAGATAATCAGTGTTCAAAGTTCGATTACACAGTTGGATGATCGAATTACGCTAGAAGTTGAAGCACTGGATAACCGTATGACAAGCTATGACTCCCAGTTGAATGTTATGTACGATGAGATCAATTTAAAAGTTAGTCAGACATCTTACAATAGTGATTTAGCTGCTATAGATGGCAGATTATCCAATATGGAAGCTCAAATTTCTATTCAAGCTGATGAAATTTCTTCAAAAGTTTCTCAAACGGATTTTAACGGAAACACAATAGCATCTCTGATAAATCAAACAGCTTCAAGTGTTAAAATCAGCGCTAATCGCATTGATTTAAATGGCATTGTACAAGTGAATAGTCAAATAGATATTGGAAGCATCTTTGATTCAGGGGAGAAAGCGTTAAACTTTCGTGGTGATGCCACATTGTACACACCGCCAGGATCATCTTCAATTGTTTTAGAAAGCGCGGGTTATATATATTTAGATGCTTACAATGTATATTTAGGTTCTTATTATGGAACTGCTGTTCCGGTGGTAAAGTCATACCAAAGTTACCAACCAATCACTCTGGAGGTTACTGGATCAGGTGGTTTGGTTGTGCGTGTAAACGGGAAAACAGCAACATTTGCACCAACGAGCTGGACAGGATAGGAGGATAATTTATGCAAATTGATGGACAAGTATCTATTAAGTTCCTAACTCAACAAATTGCGAATCTATATGAAGAATTGGCAGTTTTGAAGGCGCAATGTCTCGCACTGCAAAAAGAAAATGATGAACTTAAAAAATCTAAGAAAGGTGGAGATCAAAAATGACGAATATCAAAGTTCTTCTTCATGACGGAACAGAAATTACAACAACAGTAGACTCTTTCGATCCAAATGCTTTGGCGGAGACTATTAATAATCGGGAAGTGTTAATGGTACCGATAGGAAACACAATCGTTAATAAAACATCTATCAAGGTTATCGAACCAGTAGAAAGCGCCTCGTAATAAGGCGCTTTTAATATTTTGTAAAGGAGTGTGATGCAAAATGGCATATAACACAAAACGAATGCTTACGGATGCAAACGGAGATTTAATTCCGCAAATTTTCGATCCAGGTTCAGATAGTTTTGTTCCTTGGCAAACAGACACTGCCTTTCCTTTAACAACAAAAGGAATGACGGAATTTGCTACTGGCGTCCGTGTGGTTGGAACAACTGCATCAGAAATCTATGCAGGAACGGCACCTATGAATGGAAGGAGAATGCTGATGATTCGAAACGAAGATGATGACGCTATCGTTCGAATTGGCGGTTCTAATGTAACTCTGAATAATGGTTTTTCCATTGCACCACAGGCGGCAGTGGTTTTTGATTTGGAACCTTCTAACCCTGTTTCAATTTACGCTATAAGCGAAACTGAAGTTATGGTTTCAGTATTGGAGGCAAAATAAGATGATTCAATATATTGGTGGTGGTTCAACACCGACAGGTAAGTTACAAGATATTGTATTTGATGCTAAAGCGCAGGGGGATTATGCAAAAGAACAAGGGGATGCTGCAAAAGAAGCAGCCGTGAATGTGAATGAAGCTGTTCAGAGTGCCAATCAAGCCGCCGAAAATGCTAATGCTGCCGCAAATAATGCGAATGACAAAGCAAATTTAGCCGATGAAAAAGCTTCTTTAGCACAAGAGAAGATTGATACTTTAAACACGTTAGAAATGAACATGAATCAAGCTATCACCGATGCACAAACTGCTACTGAAAATGCAAACATCGCTTCTACTAACGCAGGTAATGAAGCACAATATGCGAAAGGACAGGGCGATTACGCAAAATCGCAGGGAGATTATGCAAAAGCTCAAGGCGATTATGCAAAACAACAAGGGGAAGCTGTTCAAGGCTTGTTGGATAATGGACCTGTTGTTTCAGTGAATGGTAAAACTGGAGCCGTAACCTTAACGGCAGAAGATGTTGGAGCGGCTACAGAAGATCAGATTCATACGCATGAAAATAAAGATGTATTGGACTCTCTCTCAGATGAAAATGGTCAATTAAATTACAAAGGTCAGCCTGTAGGGTCTGTTGTGAGTGTCAACAACAAAACCGGAGCCGTTACCCTTTCTGCTGCAGATGTGGGGGCGGAAACACCAACGGGGGCGCAAGAGAAGGCAGATGCTGCATTAAATGAAGCAAAAGCATATACCGATCAGAAATTAACAAATCTATCAAACAATGACACAGTTCAAGGAATGCAAAAGGAAATCGCTAATCTTAATCTTCAACTCGAGGCAAGCCAGCGCGTGCCAAACGGATACACATTCGGAAGCGATTTTAGCAACACGTTCGGCATGACGATTGACTACGCGAAAACAACCGCAATCGGAGCGTTGGAGGTCGGTACAACGACGATTCCTGTCCAAGATGTAACGGGCTTTGCAGTCGGACAAGAGGTGACGATTTACGATGACGTAAACCTTGAACGTGTGACGATTTCAGCGATTGACACAACGAACAAAACACTGACAGTATCTGCGCTGACCAAATCGTACAAGGATAAAGCGAATATTGCACGAACAATGGCGGTAGCAGATACGATCAACAAATGCTTGAAATTTGGCGGTTGGTCGACGCAAACGACTAACACTGTTACGGATGCAACCGTTGTGGCGAGTGCGTATGATACGTCAGGAAATGGCGGACGACGATTAGTTAGATTGAGTAATGGATGGCTAGTTTCAGTTGCATTTGCTGGTGTCGAAGGAACAGCATCGGCATATCACTATTTTTATATTTCAAAAGATAACGGAGCTACATGGAATCAATTGTGCTATTTAAACAATATAAATATTAACATGGAGTACAGAAACACAATAGCAATAGTAGCCGTTGGTACAAAAGTTTACGGGATTGTCGGAAGGTATAATAATTCATACGCGGCATTTTATTCTTTTGTAATAGACGCTACGACTCAAACAAATGTAAATATAGACTCAACTGTTACCGCAATCGACCCTATGCAATACAACTGGGGTGGATGTAGTATAAGTGCGAACAGTGCAGGCACAGAGCTACATGCAGTATGGGTATCAAAAAACTCAACGTACTCAAACTCGTTCAATATTCGTTATGCGAAAGGTACGATAAATTCTGATGGGAGTGTGAATTGGGGTGCGGTTGAACAAGTAACATGGATGAATACTTCATCACACGAAAATTCGGCGATAAATCCATGTATTGTAGTAAAAGACGAAATACCTTATATTTTTACATCTTCGCCAGATACGATATTTACAGTCACAGGTTCAAATTCAGGAAGCGCAATAACAGTGTTTAAACGTGATAAATCATTACCAAGTACAGGTGGTGCAGTTCATTCTTCATGGAGTTTTAATATTATATACAGTACATCTATATCATATATCCAATCATCCCCATCAGCGTGTGTCGATAAAAACGGTCGGATATGGGTTGCGTGGTATGGTAGAGATAGTACGGATACATCAGCGAATAATATTCGCGTTTCCTATTCGGACGATGGTGGTATAACATGGTCGACTATGACGAAGCTGACGAGTGGGAATAATTATTCACAAGTTCAGCCTTCAATCACAGTTAATAAAAATAATGAGGTATTTATTTTATGGTATGGTCCTGACTCATTAGACTCCTATCCTGATATTAGAATGATTAAATATTTTAGTGGTTCGTGGGGGAGCATTTCTATTGTTAGTGCAGGGACAACAAACACTAAAGGTTATCCATCAGCTCTAGTTGATCCAACTCTTAATTTTTCTTTACCGTTATTTATTTATCAAGATATACAAAACAACAAAGTCGGCTTCTACGGAACATGGACGGAAGGCTCAACCGTACCCATACTCGAAAACGACATTCGTTTTACCGTCAAGGATACCGATGAAGTAGTCGCATGGACAGAACGTGATGAACTCGCAGGCTTTACAATCAACGCTACACTAAACGGACAAGCAATGACGAAAACAAGCGTCACTGGCGAAGATCAGTTTACGGCTACGTTGCCTAACGTTCAGCCAGCCGAATTGAAGCTGACGATGACGAGGGCGAACACGGCGGATGACGTTAAGATAACGAAAATTCTCGGAGGTGTTGCATAATGCCGTTGCAGTTTAAAGACATCGTTAGTAACGAAGTAAAATACGTGAATGAAAATAACGATCCAATCCGTCTACTCGAACAGCAAAACGCCGACCTATTGCTTGACAACGTTTTAAAAGAAGCGCAGCTGCAAGACGCTGAACAAGCGCAAGCTGATCTCGTTTTACAACTTGTTGAAAAAGGAGTGTTGTAAATGGATTACTATAAGTTAGTAAAACGTTATTACGAAGCAGGATATTATGATAATGAGAAAGTGGCGATTTTTGTTCAATATAATAAGATTTCGGTAGATCAGTACAAAGAGATTACCGGAGAAGAGTACGCCGCACAGTAGGTTGTCACGAACTTGACATAGCTTGACACGAACACCACTGAAAAGTAGGTGTATTTTTTATGTTTTAAATCAGGAGGTAATGTCATTGGACGCAACATTAACTCAATATTTCATCACACAGGGACCGTTCGCGGTCCTTTTTGTGTGGCTTCTTTATTCGAGTCGCAAGGAAGCCAAAGAAAGAGAGGAACAACTTTATCAAACCATAGATGATCAAAATGAAGTCCTTAAGGGATTCAGCGAAAAATATGACATTATCATTTCTAAGTTGGGAAACATTGAGGACCGTTTACCGCCAAAGTGACGGTCTTTTTTGGTGCCTTGAGGGGAGGTGAATTGACATGAAAATGGACAAAGGAACTGCGATTAGAACCATTGTATTAGCCATAGCTTTATTGAATCAGTTTTTGGTCGGTTTAGGGTTGTACAAGATTCCTGGAACGGAGGAAGAACAAACGGCTTTTCTTTCCACCGTTTTTACATTTATTTCAGCGACTGTAGCATGGTTTAAAAATAACTATGTAACTCAAAAAGGCAGAGCACAAAAAGAGGCATTGCAACGACAAGGATTAACGAAATAGGGCAGCGGCTTAAAGGTCGTTGCTCTTT